CAGGCTTAGGGTCCGTAGGGGCCGCATGGTCTGGCCCTGGATGGCCCGTATCCGGCGTTGGCGCATTAGCCAAAGGGGCATCGCCCGCATCCGCTGCCTCAGCAGGTGCTGCGTCTGTTTTCTCCGCCTGTTCGGTTTTAGCAATAGCTTCTTCGTATTGCTGCCGAATGCTCGGAGGCACGTTTTTCCCTAATCTCTTACCCATGTGTCCGTTCTCCTCATGTGGGCCTCACTGGCTCCAAGGTTTCCGGCAATACGGGCCTTGGCCCTTAACAAGGTGTCCACTCCATCTATCCCGTTGGGGTTTGTGGGTCCTGTGAAGTCTCCGCCTGTATGGCGGGCCTCAAACGCACAAAGTGTCCAACGTCCAATCCAATCCTCAGCTACAGGCTGAAGGATTAGCGTTTGTCGTTACGCGAGCTCGATGTAGACGATGTAAATGTCTGCTACCAGTTCGGCAAAATCATTGCTGCCCGGCGTCCAAGAGACTTCTTCCCCGCCGCTCGTCAAATCCGGGAATTCGTTGTACAGCCCCCGGTCGTCGGCATTTGCCCCTTGAACAAACGAAGAAAGCAAGGCGCCTCGCGTGTTCGTGTCGTAATAGGCGCCGCCGCCATCCAGCGCAACCCCGGCACGTTTAAGACCAGTAGCGGCAACCGACAAAGCGTCGGCGAACCCATCGGGGTCGTTGCTCCCCGATCCGTCTGTGCCGATATCAATGGTTTTTGTCCCGCCCGTATCCTCTTTTGTCGTGACGTTTAGAAAAACGTCCAAGACAATAGCGGTAGCGGGCAAGCTCCAGCCGGTCTTGTTTTCGGTAGTGCCCTCGGAATAATCAATCCCGATTTTTTTGATCTTCAGAGCGGCGCCAACAGCGCTTAGATCGGCTTCGTTCAATTCCGCTGCGGTAGCAGTCAGCAAGGTGCCGTTCAGAATGAATTCGCCACCTACCGACAGTTGTTCGTACAATGCCATCTTTAGGTTACTCCCCTATGTTGTGTTTGCTGGATCGTTTCCAGTGTGTTGCGGGCGTCGTGAACATGCCGGATCAGCTCCTGTAAGGTTTGGCAATGTCCGCGCACCACGTCGTCGCCTGTGGTTACCAATAAATCAAGCTCCTCTTTTGAGGAGTCATACACCCAATTCATAATCTCCTGGAAAAACGGGTCTTGGCTTAGACGCACCATGCCTTCCAAGACTTTTACTGTAGGTCGCTTAAAAACGGACCCCGAACAGCGTCCTCGCGGCTGTTCTCTATCCAAGCTCACTGTTTTCTCCTCGCGCTATGCCCGCAGACACCGGTTCGCCCGCCACGCCAGGGGGTGTTCCAGAAGGGCCGCCGGTCCCAATCTCGGGCATTTGCGCTATGATGTTTTGTTGATAGCGGCGCCGCATTTCTTCAGGCGGGGGGATAATGTCTTCGACTGCCAAATCCAACTGTTTTGCAACTGCACGCAAGACCGTTGCGCGTCCTTCAATCCCCATAATCTGCATATCGACATCGTTAAGGGTCCGAGAAAGAAATTCTTGCCGGCGTAACTGGGTTTGCTCCCGTACAACTGCGCCCAGGACGCCTTTCGGGACAACAAACGCATCGCCTTTGATGGATTTGTCGGGAAGATACTTGAGATTCCAGGCATACATCCGTTCAATAGTTGGCCGTAACACATCTTCATCCATATGCCCGACTACGCGCTTAATGCCGCGGGCGCCTGCGCTCATTAAAATAGTTGCCCCGGTGGCCGTCCGGCCCATACCGCCAATGTCTTCATCGCCATGTGCAAACCGGGGGATCAAGGTCCGATCGTCGGCTTGACGGGAGAAATAGTCTGCAACACGGATGAATTCTTCCGCATGAATTTCCGGCTGCCAGAAATCGACCGGGCCTTTGCCGCCAATAGCCGCTTTGCCGTGAAATGTCCAAATTTTGAACGGGAATATGTTTGCTATATCCTCGCCCGCATCAACCGAGTCAACGTCAATCCCAACTTGAGGCCCAGCGGCTATTGCCAAATTATCAATCAAGGCCCGATGGGTTGCGTTAGAGTTGTTCTGGCAATCACGTATCTGTTCAGCTAGCGCCTGCCCGATCATGCTCCCGGACAATTTGCAAAAAGACGTAACGCTGTATGGATGACGGCCAAGCGGGTCTGGATTCTGGATCACATATGCGACGTGTTTCCCAATCAGAATTGCCGCAATTTCTACAAAAGCGTTCTCATCGTCAACGCCTTTTACTCCCCAGTCTTTTAACAAACCCGCTTGGACCGCTCCCCAGAACTCGATGCCCGTGATTGTGTTGTACCGACCTTTCTCGGGGTCTTTTTCAACGGTGTCAAACGCCGTTTCATAGCCGTCAATGTGTTGCCGCACATGGGGCGTCTCAATGTTTTCCCCTTGTTTGTATGCGGCAAGAATGTCGTCTAACGCCTTTGCGTTCCAGCCTTCCGCCCCCCGCATTGCAGCAAGATCGGTCGGGTCGAATTCAACCAGTTCGCAAATATAACTGTCTTGCGGAGCCCGCGCCGTCGGAGAAGGGTAGAATTTGAGAGGAGATACGCAAGACCATGTGGGAATTTCTTGTTCAGTAACTTCAATTTTCCCACGATACCAATGCAACCGGCGTTGCCTTCTAATGACGGGGCCTTTCAAAATGGCGACAGGATACGTCGAAAGAGCATTAATGAATTCGTCAAGCGCCGCAGCGAATCCGCCTTCGGCAAACTGATCGGCAATCCGTTGCTCCATCCTGTCCACACGTTTCTGCGCATCTTTTTGCGTTTCGCTCAGCGCGTCATCGTAAATGTCCAAGGCCCGTTGTTGGACGGTAGCCGGATCGGGCCTTTCGGCGCCAGGGCCAGGATATGGGAACTCGCTTAGGACGCGCTCGATAATTAGCTGGGTAACGTCTTCGGGAAGCGATGGAAGCGGGGTAGCTTTGAGAGACCACGGCTTTTCTTCGACCGAACCAAGCATGTCGTGTATCCAATTTTCAAGGGCTGCAGCTTTCGTAGCCGTGATATTGAAAAACGTTTCGCTGCGCCCTTGTTTCTTGATCTTCTCTAGCTTGTCCGGGTCGTATTCGCCTTCACGCTGTCGTTTGCATTTTAGATAGCGCTCGGTAATGCTTCGGCTGTCCCGATGGGTAGCCGCCGCATGGAACATATCCAAAACGTGTTGGTACAAACTGTCCACGGGGGCGGGGGCGCTAAGTGCCTTGATGAATGCGTCCTGTTCGCGTTGTTGACGCTCAATGTCGGCGTTACTCCTAACGCGGATTAAACCGGCTTCAGGAGCCATGCCAAACAACCCCTATCTTGTATGGACCCGCCATGTAATCACCAAATGTTGGGGCCAAGTCTCACATAGAACTTGTGTCCTATATCTGCCGAAACGCTATCATAAATTTTGTGGCTTGTCAAGGAGATTGGGGGATATTCCCCGCTAGGTTGGGGGATTTTACCCACATCCGCCCCCGCTTAGTGACGTAAGTGACGTCAAACAAGGAAAGTCCCAACCCCGGACAATCAGACGGAACCGGCCCAACTGCTCACTTGGCGGATAGGCGGGGCGCCCCGGCCAAGCCCTCCTACCCGGGCTGTGAATTCTGCCGATAGGTGCATGGCAATATATTGAAGGGCCTCATGAATGTGGCTGTACTCGTTTTTCTCGGGTGTGTCCCGGTAAGTGTCAAGACCGGTTGACCGTGCTTTGGCAAAGTGGTAGCCGCCGTTAAACCCGTCGCGAAGCATCCCGCATCCGGGGTCAAGCTGAAATGCCGGTTGGCCTTCAATCATCCGGGTAAGCCAGAAGTTCACAGCGTCCCGTCGAATTACCAAGTCTTGTGTGGAAGCCGGTTCAGTCGGAATGCCCAACCGGTTGAGTTCTCCAATACATGTGGATTCGTCAACTTGCGATGATTGGCTGCCGGCGGGATCGCATCGGCTTATCACGGTCATTCCGGGGAACTCTTGCAAGAGCGCGGGACGTACCACTTCGGTCACAAACTGACGGAGCCCGCCGCGTTCGCATAGCCATTCCCGTAAAACGTACAGTTTCCCCTTTGGGCTAAGCTGGAGCGCTACACATGCCGGGCATAAACCAAAATCCCATCCCAAAAACACCGGTAAACCAGGATGAATTTGCAGCGGCTCCCGAGAAACGTGGACGCTGTCCTGCCAAAGAGTACTGTAAACCGGTTGGCCCTCAAAAGCCGTCCCGTATTCACCAAGCACCCGCACGTCTATCCAAGAACTGTCTTTCCCGGGGATCATGTTCAGCCAATACTGGTATCCCAGCGTTTGATGCTTGACGTTTTCGGCTGACGGGTTGGGGATGTACGACCCGTCTGGAAGCCGCAACAAACCACCGGGCTGTTTCCAAAATTGCCAGCCCGGCGGGCGAAGGTCTTCAGCTAGCCGGTACCACCAGTGCCGAGTGCTAGGCGGGTTGGTATCCATAATCACCCCGCCCCAAGTCGCCCCGCCTGACCGTTTCGGGGGGTAACGGAATACGCGGCCCGTCAGTTCGTCTATGATGATTTTAGGGACCTCCCGGGCCTCGTTGACCCAAGCGCCCGTAAGTTCCAACGATAAAAGGTGGCGGATGTCTTTCTCGGTGTCTAACGGCTCGAAAATCACTTCCATGTCGACCGTTGTACCGTCCGGCAAGACAAACCCTTCCATATGCGCCGTCAACGGCGGAGACCATCGGATCGGGCATACTCGTTCCGGTATCCATTCGCGCCATGTTTTAATCGTTGTGGTCCGGAGTTCGCTGCTCGTGTTCCGAATTACGGCCCAGCGCGTTCTACGGACGCCGTTGTACGGTTCTTGTTGGCATGATCGACGCAGTATTTCAATGCACATCGCCGATGATTTGCCGGAACCCAACGGACCCATCACGCCGCGGCCAAATGAATTGTCGGCATGAAACGACGCCAGCGTCGGGGAAGGGTGGTACTCAATAATTTCCGGGGCTGGGGCGCCTGTAGAACCGGGGGGGGTGCTATTCATCGGAAACGTTGGTAGACGGGGATGACCCGTCGCGCCCCGAGTCTTCCGGGTCACCTACCGGAGCGCCCACCGAAGTGTTGCCAATGTCGGAAGGCGGCGGCGGGGCCGACAAATCTATTTTGAAATGGACGCCCCGTTCTGCGTCAAGAATATGGCGTTCTGCAAAGTCCGCTTGGCTTTTACCCAGAAGTTCCGCCGCTTTAAGACGGTTTTTCATCGTCTCTTTTGGGTTGTGCATTACTTTGGTCCAGAACGTTTGGCGTTCTTTCCGGTCAGCTATCCGGCGCCCAAATCGCTTTTTCTCGCGAGCCCTAATTGCCGCAATTACCTTCGGGTTCTTCATCAGGCGGGCCGCCGCTTGGCGGGGGTGACTGTATTCTGCCGTCCGAGCTGCGTCTGTCCCATTCCCGTCGAAAACCTCTATAAACCGTGCTTGTTTAATCGTCGGGAATTTGTCGGCCCGCGATTTTACAGCTTTGCGCTGCGCTACACGCGCTGCCGGGTCGCCTTTCTTGTATGGCATCGGGCAAAACCTCCCCTCAAAAAAAAACGACTATGCCTCCCCCCGAAGCACCGAGCACGGAGCCGAAGGCATGTATTCTTCGTTCGGAACCTGGTGGAAATCTGGCATCGGGACCGGCCAATGGAAGTCTTCGTCGTATACTGCGTTCCGTAAGCGGCAAAGCTGTTCTGCCGCATCCGGAGACCATTCCCCACGTAAAAAACCGCCGCGAGAACGGTTCTTGCGGTTCACCCACGCTATCCAAACGTAAGGCTCTCGGGAACGCTTGCCCCCTGAGCTTTTCTTAGCCTTACCCTTGCCCTTGTCGCTGCGGCCTATCATCTGGCCATGTCCTATGGGTGGTCTCGTGGCTTTATGTGCCGCCTATTTGATGCCTATTTGCTTATGCGCTGCACACCCTGCATGCGCTGTCTCACAGCAAACATAACAGACTTCATACCATCTGTCAAGCAGAACTCTTAACTTACACACAACAAAAGCGGCATCCCCTATACCCATAAATCGGAAGAAATAACAACACCCCCA